GGTAAAAGCAAGGTGGCCTTTCTTACGAAAGACGGGCGGCACACTAAGTAACTTACTTAGTTTCTTGCTCCGCTTGTTCTGGGAGTGCTAGGCTTAGCAGACTTGCCGCTGCTCTTCCTAGATGTTGGAAGTATTCTTCGGGGGCGTCTCGGGCGCTCAGCCCTACGTTGTGTAGGCGCTTTGCCGCTCCGGCTAGTGCGGTTTGCTGGTCGTTTGACAGCGTCATTAACGCCATCTGCATTCTCTGCACCATTTTGTTGTAAGCTCGGATTGCTTGTCGTTGGTTGTCCGTGTATTCCATTTTCTTCAATTTGATGAAGGTCCGTACCAATCAACTGGCCGTCTACGACAGCTAATTGGGTATGGTTATACTCAGTATCGAAGATCACAGGAAATTGGTCAAGACCATTAACACTTTCAATCAACTTATCTTTGCGAACCAGTTCCTCCACATCAATGTTGAGGACTTTCGCCATAGCATCACGAATAGCCACACGATCCCTTTGTGGCCATGCATTACTGCACTTATGTTGCTCCTCCCCTGTACCATTTTTGAACTTCAGGCCTGTTATCTTAATCACACGTTGCGCCCAGGTGCCTATTATGGGCGTCATCAAATCCGTCGTGATGTACCCATGCGCTTTATTCGCTGCACCTTGCTCCTGGCTGACCGTCTTATTTGCTGATGCATGTAGTTTTCCGATGGTTCGCATCGGATCAGCAAATGAGTCGTTACTCATGGTTGGATCCACAAAATAACGTCCCAAAAACAGAACTGGTTCACCACGAGCTCTCAAGTTAGATTTGTACAACATTCCCAAATCTTTTGCAACTTGTGCTATGAAGTTCGTAAATACTCCTCGGTGATTTGCATTGACACTATCGTCTCCAAAAATGGCTCCGATCAAATGCCATGCTTCCTCTTCACTATAACCCATCTGCCTGAGTGCACAATACACATTAAATGCATTGTCTAGAGTTCCAGATTGTGTTGTTATGGAACTACCGCTACGTACGGTCATCTCAGGTTTATAACTAAATCCCGTAGTTGTTGAAGCTTGATTCTTATAAATCTGCTTATACAAACGCCTAAACTCAGCACGATGTTCAGGAGCATAGTAGCGCATGTACATAGGCAACAACAGGAAATTAGAATAATCAGCACTTTGAGTGCCGTCCAGACATGTGTAATCACCCTCCTCGATTGCATGTTCAGGTTCCATTTGCAATACGCGATCAAGAGCTGCTACTATTTCTTTGGGTTTCTTTCCAGGGCAGTACCAATGATGTATTTTTAATACTTTGGCCATGGGTAGACTAAATGCTGATGATTGTATGGTGATCTCAGGGGTCATTGTGGATATGTTGCGAGGGGGCTTGGCAGCTCCATAAGTCTCGGTCTTAATTTGAGCCTTGATCTTATTCTCTACATTAGTTGACATCATAGGGGCAACTTGATTAAAGCGTCCGATTTGAAGTCTCTTAGTTTGAGTCTCTCGCACTTCACCGATTGATAAAGGCACTCCCGTCCCTACCAGATGTTGTGGCACTAATCGACGTACGAATTCGTCTGCAAATCGCTTATATTTTGGAGGAAAACGTTTAACATTCTTAACCGCATCAATACGACCCTCAATGCAAGCTCGGTCTGCATTATGGCCCTTGGCGGCGAATATGGCTGGTTGTGATGTCAAAGGTGTTGTTACAACCTGGCCCGGTATTTTCCCATCTTCAGTTGACAAGGCTCCTTTCTTTGGTATTGATAAATATACCACGGGAAAAGCTCCAGTTTTGACTACGTTAGGCTTAATTGTTATCTTTTCTCCAAAACACTTAAAAAGTATTGGGGCATCCTTCACGTAATCACTGTGCTTTGATTCTTTAAGCATCCTTTCAACGTCAGATACAAATATAGTGCTTTCTTTGTACTGCAGACGAGTCCTTATGGATTCATACAATTTTCCTGACATTGTCACGGAATAGTTTGAACCATACTCGCCAATGGAGAGTGTATCAGATATTGGCTCCCACAGGTATTGCAGTTCACCGTCCATCATTATCTTACGCGACAATAAATTATCGCACCAATCAAAATAGACAGCAATCCACAAAGGATCTGTGATCTTCGCTTTTGGTAACAGCCAAACTAGACGATGTTGTTCATCGCCCTGTATTCGTCGCTGTTCAATATCATACACAAGGAGATTACCGTCATAATCAATTGCCGTTACGGTATCTCCCTTGTAATCCCATAGCTGGTGACTATACCTACCACCTCCCGACACGTTATAATGCAATACGTTTCCCTTACATTGGAAACTATATTCATCATTATTATAATTCAAACGGTCGGGTGATAGTGTATACATACATATTGGTTTCCACAAGTTGAGCCAACGGGGCATATCAGCATAATAATCCACATCTGTGAATATCAAAGCCGAATTATCTCCCACCGGGTCATTCTTGTGCTTCATGCCAAAATCCTTACTACAGTAAAAGAACCGGTTACCATCCCCGTCATCTCTTCTAGACGAAGAAACGCTATAAGGATCATAACCAGCTCTACGGACCATTTCAGTCAAATACTGATTCGCTGAAGATCTAAATTCAGCGGATTTTGGATGAGAATGTATGGAATGACAAGATATTATGTCAATAGTATCACCTGCTGGAACAAAAGTGGGTCTCAAATCACCTTTGCGTATGGTACTCTTCTCCATTAACGCCGAGTAATAACGTACGTTCGGCGGAAAATAGCCTCCCAGAGTCATGAAATAATACCGCCAACTGGCGGCAGTGAATCTAATTGTGTTCCTTATATAACGAACAAACACATTTGTATCGCTATTTGGTGGTACGAACTCAAATTGATTCACGAAACGACCATACAACCGCATGTACAAGTTAGCTAAGCTTCTCGCACCTGCTAATCCAAAGAGCATGACTACACTCTTTCTTGGATGATTGATGATCATTTCAAACGGCCACACTACTACACTGCCAGTAAAGCTTACAATTGGATTTTGCACAACTGTCTGCATGGCATTAAATGTTGCAATGGTCGTTTTAGTTATTAAAGACATTTTGGGTAATTTTCTGTTAGGTTAAG